CAGTGAACAACAGAGCGCCGAAGCAAACGGGCGAAGTTAAATTTTCAATCATCCAGGATAAAGGAAACATCAAGCTTGATTTTTCAAGGCCTGTTCATTGGTTGCTGCTAACACCAGGACAGGCTCGAAAGATGGGGCAAATGCTTATAAATAACGCAAAACAAATCATCAGCAGAAAATCTAATTGATGCACAACTACCCCATCAAAGAAGAAAAGAAAGGCTTTTGCATTATCGGCGAAGATGGGCAAATTGTAGATAACTTCTATTGGCCTGAAAGATGGAAGGCAGAAAAGCGAAGAGATATAATTATAGCATTTAGAGGGGGGCTTAAAAATGAACACAACGATTGATATAAATAATGATAGCGTGATGCTAACAGAATTTGACGAAAATGATTTTGTTATTGGGCTTCCCAAAGAAGTTGAATTAACCGATGAAATTAAACAGGATGCCGAACGGTTAATTAAAAAGATAAAAGAATCAAATCAGATGATGAGACTGAAGCCGAAACAAGACCGGGATGATTAAAATGGATAACTTTATAACAGAACTAGAGACTGAAGCCGCGTTAAATTACTTGCGCGATACCGCAAAAGATTATGCAATATGGAAATCACGCGCCCGGTTTTTAGAGCTGCATCGAAAAAGCATCAGAGCGGCGGAAGCCGAAAGCTATAACGATGGCGCAATGAATGCAAAGCTCAACAAAGCAGAGGCGTCTGAAAAATACATGAACGTTGTTGCCGACCTGGAACAGGCAATGTATGAATCAATACTGCTTGAGGCCAGACGAAACGCAGCGGAGGCCAAAATCAACGCATGGCAAACCATGAGCGCAAATAATCGCCAAGGACTTATATCTTGAATGGCCCAACAACGCTGTCGAGAAAGACCAAGGCAAGAAAGCTAGTGAATGGCTAATAACCAATGATATGGAGAAGGTGTGATGGTAATGCATTATTTACAGATTGAACGAAACGCAGAAGGCCACAAGCTGGCAACTATGTCGCCGGTGGATGCTGATGGGGGAATGTCAAGCGGCTTTAGGATAGCGGGGCCGAAAGCTTGGGGCGGAAGTGCAACGCTTGCTGATATAAAAATTAGCACAGATGAATCATTGCAAGTTTTAATAGACAAATTAGAGCTTGCTAAAACTAGATTTGATGCCGAGGCGAGGTGAGCAATGGATATTGTTGATAGATTTAGGGGTTTCGAACATGAGCCAAACTGTAAACATCCATCTGTACCGGTTGATGTATGCGGCTGTCAGTCAGAGCAAGCTAAACAACTAGCCGACTTAGTTGAATCACTACAGAGGCAGAATGATAAGTATCGGGCGGCTTTCAAAAAGATAAGCGAAACTGAAAATATAACCGATATTAGAGAGGCTTATATCGAGTGTTTGCGTATAGCCAAGCAAGCCTTGTACAGGGGGAGTGAATGATGAAGTGGATTAGTGTTCGTGATGAATTACCTGAGTTATTCAAACAAGTAATAGTGCTCAGCTTTATAGGCGAAGTCACCACCGCAAGTATACAGCAAAGAAACATTACACAAGCAGACTTATCTATCGTTACGGTGGATGAGTGGGAAAAGAAAACTAAGGGCGCAATAACTTATTGGACGCCCTTACCAGAACCACCAGAGGGAACGGAATGACTGTGCCACCAGACGATGAGCCTAAAGCCCCAAAAAGCCTGTAAGAAGATTTGCTATTTCAAAAAGAAGCAAGCAAAAAAAGCAGTCAAGCGCCTGAGGCATATAGGGATTAAGCGTTTTTACGAATGCGCCCGATGTTCCAGGATGGGCTATGGGCCGGTATATCATTTAACGAGCAAGGAATAAAATGAGCAGAATCAAAATTATAAGTGATGGCACGCCAGAAACCACAAGGATACTTGACAGTGATGGTGGAGACATCCAGGGTATAACTAAAATCGAATTTGACCCGATTATGCCTGATGGCGGATTTAACAAGGTCAGGTTAACGTTTGAAGCGTATGATCTTGAAATGGTTGCCGAAACTAAAGATGAATCATTACCAGAAATGTTACGCGAAATGTTGAAAGTGCTTGATGATGCTGAAGGTTTTATGGAGGGGTATGGCAAGGATGGAGTTTTGTATAGTGAAGAAGGCGTCAAGTGGGGGCATAAAGAACTGTCAAGCTTATTGAAGGGCGTAGATTGACCGATTACAGGTATTAGAATACCCTTATAACCATAATCCGTGATTATGAGGATCAGCCAGTGGCTACCCGCAAGAAGAAAGCTAAAAAGAAAGCCAGCAAAAAAACCACAAAGAAGAAAACAGCTAAAAAGAAAGCCGAAAAACGGCAAGCTTCAAAAAAACGCAAGGCCAGCATTCCAAAGAAGCCAACGCCGCCGACGGAAGTGAAAGCAGGCGGAAGGCCAACAAAATATATCCCTGATTGGCATTGCCCAGAAGCCGAAAGGCTTTGTGTGCTTATGTTCGCCACCGACGAGCAATTGGCAGAATATTTCGAAGTAACAAATTCCACAATTTATGAATGGAAGAAAAAACACCCTACGTTTTCAGATGCCATAAAAAGGGGAAAGGCCAAAGCTGATGGTACGATTGAACAATCTTTGTTTCACAGAGCAAAGGGGTATGATCACCCAGATACACATATCACAAACTATTACGGCAAGATAATATTAACGCCTATAACAAAACACTACCCACCATCAGAAGTTGCTCAGATATTTTGGCTAACAAATAGAAAGCGTGGCGAATGGAAACGGAATTTAGATCAGTTTGGCGATAATAGCGATACACCACCACCATTAAAGATTGAATATAAAGTCAAGAAAGCCGTTTCAGATGTGACGGTCACACGTGGAACTTAGCAACCCGCAAGCAATTTACCTAAATAACCTGAATACTAAATTTCGGGCATTTGTCGGTGGATTTGGTAGCGGCAAAACGTTTGTTGGCTGTTTGGATTTGCTGAATTTTGCCGGAGCGCATCCGGGCGTGGTTCAAGGTTATTTTGCACCAACATACCCAGCCATTAGAGATATCTTTTTTCCGACCATTGAAGAAGCAGGCTACATGCTGGGCTTTTCTGTTGATATCAAAGAAACAAATAAAGAGGTTCATCTGTACCGTGGCCGGAGTTATTACGGCACCATCAAATGCCGGTCAATGGATAAGCCTTCAACGATCGTTGGATTCAAGATTGCAAATGCCTTGGTTGATGAGATTGATATCATGCCAAAGGACAAGGCATCAACGGCATGGAATAAAATAATAGCCAGGCTCCGATATGTGATTGATGGTGTTGAAAATGGTATCGGAGTGACGACAACGCCGGAGGGCTTTCTATTTGTCTATTCCAAGTTTGCCGAAAAGCCGACGGCCAGGTATAGCATGGTACAGGCCAGCACATACGAAAATCAGGAATACTTGCCAGATGATTATATTGATTCACTGATTGAGACATATCCCGATGAGCTGGTGAGCGCCTATCTTCATGGTAAGTTCGTCAACCTGAAATCGGGTACGGTCTATAACGCATATAATCGAATACAGCACAAAAGCCGTGAGAGCATCCAGCCCAAAGAATTACTAAAAATCGGCATGGATTTCAACGTCACCAATATGTCAGCGGTTATTTATGTGACGCGAAAAAAGGTTTGGCACGCGGTCGACGAGCTAAAAGGCATATATGACACGCCAGCCATGATCGAAACCATCAAGGAGCGATTTCCCAAACACTCAATAAGGATATACCCTGATGCCAGCGGCGGAAGCCGAAAGACGGTGAACGCCAGCACATCAGACATTGCCTTGCTTGAGGATGCCGGGTTTGTGGTATATGCTAACAAAAGCAATCCTTTAGTAAAGGATCGTGTAATGGCCACTAATAATGCGTTTCAAAAAGGGCTGCTATTCATTAATGATGAGAAATGCCCAGAATATGCAAAATGCTTTGAACAATTGGCGTACGACAAAAACGGCGAACCAGACAAGAAAAGCAATCTCGATCATCTGCCCGACGCCGGGACATATCCAATTGCATTTGAAATGCCAGTGAGAAAGCCAGCAACAAAACTAAATGTTAAATTCTCAAGGTAGCCTATGACCACGATCGCATACCACGAAAACATTATTGCCGTTGATTCGAGGGCAACCACAAATGGCGTCATAACTGACGATAACAGCAATAAGATAATTAAAAAAAATGGGGTTGTCTTTATAGTAAGCGGGGCGCTGTCTGATTTTGATGAAATTGTAAAAGCTTATAACGGCGAGCCTTACGATAAAAACGCTGACGCGTCGGCTTTTGTCGACGATGGCGGAACTGTATATCTAGCAGGAATATGCAAGGATGATGGCTTTTGGAAGCTTGATATCACCGATAGCAGCTACGCTATTGGAAGTGGTGCCGATCATGCGTGGACGGCGCTCGATCTAGAATGTAATGCTGTAGAAGCTGTCAAGATGGCTATTAAAAGAAATATATATACAGGCGGAAAAATCAGAACGCATAAAGTAAAAGGTGAAAACTAATGCCAGTTACCGATCAACATCCATCGTATTCTAAATATTTTCCACAGTGGGAAATCACTCGCGATTGCGCAGAAGGCTCAAAAGCAGTAAAGGCAAAGAAATCAAAATATTTGCCGATGCCAAATTCAGAAGATACCAGCCCGGAAAATAAGGCACGCTATAGTGATTATGTAGAACGGGCTAATTTTGTAAGCTTTACAGGTAACACGCTTACCGGAATGCTTGGCATGGTATTCACCAAGCCCATCACGCAAGAAGTACAGCAGGCCATTGAATACCTTAAAAGCAACGCGAACGGCGGCGGTCTGACATTAGATCAAATGGCCCGATCATTAATTAGTAACGTGATTCAAACAGGCCGCTATGGCCTTTTAGTTGACTACCCACCAGCGCCAGCAAATTTATCAAAAGCAGAAGTCGAGGCCAGGAAGTTACAGGCGAATATATTGCCGTATGCACCAGAGAAAATAATCAATTGGCGTACAGAAATGGCCGGCTCAATTAAACGGCTTTCGATGGTTGTCTTGCAAGAAGATCACGAAGTCATTGCAGACGATGGCTTTGGCGTCGATGTAAAAAAATACCATCGGGTGCTAAAACTTACGGAAGGCACATACACTCAGCAATTGTATGATGATAAAAATGAGGTTATTGGTGAGCTTCTTACGCCGACCAAATCAGACGGTTCAGAATGGGATGAAATACCGTTCGTTTTTATAGGTTCAGAGAATAACGATGAAACAGTTGATAAGGGGCCGCTATATGATATTGCTGAAATCAATATCGCCCATTATCGAAACAGTGCTGATTTTGAAGAATCTAGTTTCATGGTCGGACAGCCAACACCGGTGATCGCGGGCCTAACTCAATCATGGGTTAAAGAGGTATTGAAGGGCGGCGTCATGCTTGGCTCGAGAACAGCAGTTCTATTGCCTGAAAATGCGAGCGCAGATTTATTGCAAGCGAACCCGAATTCAATGCCGGAAGCAGGCATGGAAAGCAAAGAAAAACAAATGGTAAAAGTCGGCGCTCGAATTATCCAAGATTCAGGCGGCACCGAAACAGCGGAAGCCGCCCGAATTCGATTCGGTGGCCAGAACTCACAACTAGGCACTATTGTCGGTAACGTTGAAGCCGGACTAATGGCTTGCATCGGGTGGGCCATGTTATTTATGGGCGCGTCAGGCGAAAATAGCCTTGGTATAAATAAAGATTTCTATGATCTGAAAGCAGATCCACAATTAATAATGGCTGAAATCCAGTTGTTTGATCGTGGTCTGATTGCTAAGCCGGACATGAGAAACAACCTGCGCAAGACAGGCGTTATTGAAAACGATCGCACAGACGAACAAATTGATGAAGACGCTGAAGGTGATTCAGGTGATGGCGCAATAGGCGATAGCCTTTAATGTCTACTAGACAGGCTATGATCGATGCAGTAACCAGGCATCAAGTCTTTTTGCAGCGTTACGGTGCCGAGCAATCAAAAGAAGCGGTTAGAACCTTAAACAGGCTGCGCCGTGATGTGCTGGCCAGGTTAAGCCAAGAGCCTACCGTTTTTCAGACTCAACGATTATCTATATTACTTGAAGATTTAAACGAAATATTGCGCGTTGGATATGCCGACATATCTAGTGGCGTGAAAATTGGCGCTCAAAATCTGTCTATAACTGAAGCAAAATTTTCTGTTAATTTATTTGAAAGAACGTCTGATGCTTCATTCGCCAGGCCGTCTGATTCGGCACTGCTTGATGCCGTTGATAACATTCCTATGTCAGTGCCGGCAGGAACGCAAGGCGTTACGATTGATAGCGCCTTGGTCAAATACGGGAATACAAGCACAACAGAAATTACTCAGATTATCCGTGATGGCGTTGCGTTAGGTGACACCACGCCAGAGATTGCCAGAAAGATATCAACACGGATGAACACGCTAAAAAGGCGGCAGCTTGAAACGCTGGTTAGAACGGCAACAAATCATTCATCATCGGTGGCCAGGGCTGCAACCTATACACAAAATTCTGAACTGTTAGACGGCTATCAGTGGGTTGCAACGCTTGATGGGCAAACCACGATGATATGCGCATCACGTGATGGCAAGGTCTATCAAATAGGTCAGGGGCCGATGCCGCCCGCACATTGGGAATGCAGATCAA